ATTATATACTACTCACTACTATTAACAATTACATCTCCAAGAGACAACCTTTATAGATTAGGGACTATCAAAATATGAACAATGAATATAATACTTTAAATTAAAATGTATAAAATGAAAAATAAATATATGTTATATATATGGTACCGCAAGACTGAAGATGTAGTGGGCTATTTTAAACCATAGTCAACTTGGTATATCTTCGTAGCAGCAGTTGTTACACTGTGCTGTCCCAATTGGATGTATTTGATATGCTCAGCCAGCTCATTAAGCTCGACCTGAGTCACACTGTATCGTCGACAAAGCGACTCATCAAATGCATCCTGATTTTTAACTGTGTACAACTGCTTGCACTCCTCAATGGAAGACGTACCATCGTCGCTCTCCAGTATATCATAGCCACTATTTAAGTTGCTATGTAAGGAGGTTTCACCAATTGAGAAGCGTGCTCGCGCAGCTGTCAACACCACATTACTGGGTTCATGTACCCAGCCCTTCACCACAGCTGATAGATATAACGTCATCCTATCAACCCATGGCAATTTTTTGAACTCACTCTCACTGAGCCCAATTTGGTCAGCGGTCATGTCACCGTCACATGAACCCCAACCCCTCCATAAACAACCCATGTTTATGGATGGTATCCACTTCTCACCATCGTGGATTGGTGATCTTTTGATGAACTGAATCATCTCTGGCACAACAACGCCACCTCTGGAGCAGTTCTCATAGCTTATCTTATGTCCCACACTTTGAAAACCTCGCTCTATAGCACTCACAACTTGGTCTAGTGCTGGTGTAGGAGCGCAACATAATAATCCAAGATTCACTGCACTCATTACAGCTCCATAGTATGATGCCATGAAATTCAGACCCGTTGTAGCTGTTGTCCCACTCCCTTCCATAACTGTGTCAAAAGTTATTTCGACTCGCTCATTGGGATTCAATGGGCTATTAATCACCACGGGCAACAAGCATTGGGCCAATATCCCATCAGCTCTACTTGCATTGAATTTCCGCAAACAACTAATATAAGCACAGAAGGTTAGTTGCACATTGGATGAATCATTGCTCGTTATATCTACGTTTAGTGCAAACTGCTGGCCATTTATATTGGTTGTGTAGCAAGAGTCATCACTGTATATTAACACACTCAATGTGTTCCTCTGCGTAAGACCATTAATTAGATGCTGAAACTCACGTGAGAGTATGTCTGCTCTTGGTTTAGCAAATAAATAAATGTTCACTTCTAAGTTGTCACACAACTCCCCGGCCGCAAAATGATACAAACCATCAATACACATCTTGAAAAACTCTGGCAACTCATTGGCATACATGCTCCCTGCACCATAAGCCACAAAAAATCTTGGCACCTTGTTGGGTTTCCCGAACTCAAACTTTACATGGGCTTCCAGTTTTCTGACCATCAGGTCAGCGTCCTCATGCAACAACACCCCATTAACGTATCTCTCTCTCATCTTCATTTTTGGATGGCGAACGTCAGCAGCTGCTACTCTTGCATCACCAGCACTATGCATCTCAGCATACATCTGCCATATCTTGTAGTAGGCCCAGTGCGCTGTGTTGCTGAACTTATCAACTATTCGTTGAATCGTCGTTCTGCTACATCGCCTTTTGGGCTCCATTAACGCAGCGGTTGTTCGACTATCAAGGTTGATTGGACTAAAGAGGACTTTATGCATGTGGTGTATAGAACCAACATATGCCCTTACCAAACCGAATTCCTCTGGTACAAATGTTGTATGTGTTTTCTTCACCAAATCCATCTGGATGCAATTTTTGTTCCTGTCACACAAGTTTTGTCCATCTAACAATCTCTCAGCTCCAGAATCCTGATGTCTTGTGAGGCACTCCAACAATTGCAACTGCCGCATATAGTACAGACCCTCAAACTCTCTCTCACCAACAAATCGTTTTAGGGCTTGCTCTGTATTAAGGACGGAATTATCATACACACTAAAATCACCCTTACTTCCTCCGATTTGGCACATTCTTGTTTTGTTGAATCTGGGAGTCGCATTTTCCAGATCCCGTGTGAAAAAATGCAAGTATGGGTCTGCATCATTAGTTGGGTCCCACCGGGTTCTCGGGACAACATCAGGCTTAGATGAATCTTCTGGCAGTACCTTGACA